GGCTCAATTGACCAAGTTAAAATCTTCGACAGAGCCATAACAGCAGAAGAAGTAACAACGCTTTACAATGAGGTGCAATGCCCAAGTAATGCAAGTTTTAATACTGTTTTGTATGTTGGTAATAGACCAAGTAGCAACAATGTAGGCGGCGTAGGTTTTCAGCCTGATTTAGTTTGGATTAAAGATAGAGATGCTTCTGATTTTCATAGTTTATTAGATTCCGTTAGAGGTTCTTTTGTTTTATCTTCCAATAGTACAAACGCAGAGTCAACTTTTCCATTTACATTTACTGATGACGGTTTTGTTGTGCCTAATAGTGGGCAAGCAAACACAAATGGAAATAACTACGTAGCTTGGTGTTGGAAAGCTGGTGGTGCTGCTGTAACAAACACAGATGGCTCTATTACTTCTGAGGTGTCTGCTAATGTAGATGCTGGGTTTAGTGTTGTTAAATTTACTGGGAATAACGGTGCTAACGGAACAATAGGACACGGTCTTTCTTCCGCTCCCGAAATGGTTATTGTAAAGCCACTTAATTTAAACGCTGGGTGGCCAACTCTTGTAGCACCTAACGGTAATTTTATTTACGCAAGAAGATTAAACGATACCGCAGTAAATAATCCGACTAGTTATTATTCAGTATTTTTTAATTCAACATTACCTACAAATCAAGTTTTCACAGTAGGCAATTCAGATGAGGTAAATGATAATTATAATTACATTTCCTACTGCTTTCACTCAGTAGTTGGGTTTAGTAAGTTTGGGAGTTATACTGGCGTTGTTAATTCTTCAAATCCTATTGATGTAGGTTTTGAGCCAGCTTTTATACTTGTTAAGAGATATTCTTCTGCTGAAAATTGGGTTATTTTTGACAATAAAAGAAGTAATAATTTTTTAATGCCAGACACAGATAATGCTGAAATAACCGCTTCATCAAATAGCCCAGTATTTACTTCAACTGGTTTTTATTTTAATGGAATATCTAGCGGTTGGAATATAAGTGGTTCATCTTACATCTATATGGCTTTTGCTAATCAGTTTTAACTAACAAATAATTTAACTAACAAAAATGACTACTTCTGACCTTAAAATAGCTTTTATAAATGTTATAACATTAGGCTTTAACTTTATGCAAATAGACTTATTGCTAAAGATTATTTTAACAGCGGTTGCTATTGGGTACACACTACATAAATGGTATTTAATGTATAAACGAAAATGAAGAACATAGTAGAAAGCTGGAAAACAACTGCATTAGGTATATTAGTATTAATAGCTGCTATTACTTATATCTTTATTGTACAAGATAGTAAGGTGTTTCAGTTTGCTATACTATTAATTGTAGGTATTGGTTTCTTATTTGCCCCAGATACTATAATAGATGGATTAAGGTCAGTCATAAAGTCAAATAAAGATAAAAAGTTTTAGTTCTATTTAGTACAAATATGTATATATAAGCAATAAAATGCATATACATTAGTTTAATTGTAACAAATAGTTGCTAAATATGTTACAGAATTAAATACAATAAATATTTGCCAGATATTTTATTTACTGGCGTTAATATTACAATATGCAATTAACAAAGCATTTTAATATATCTGAGTTTGATTGCCACGATGGCTCTAAGATGCCTCCTAAAGTGCTTGCTAATATAATAAAGCTGATAGGCAATTTAGAAACCATCAGAGAAAAGCTAAACAGTCCAATGCATATAACCAGTGCCTATAGGTCTGTAAAATATAACAAATCAATAGGAGGCGTTAAAAGCAGCCAGCACTTATTGGGAACTGCTTGTGATTTTCAGACTAAAGGATATGAAACAGAGATGGTCTATGATGTGGTAGAAAGCCTAATATCAGAAGGTCTTATTTCTGAAGGTGGTTTAGGATTATACAAGACATTTATACACTACGACATAAGAGGAACTAAAGCAAGATGGGACTACAGAAATCGTTAATAGTTATTTTACTACTACTGTCTTCTTGCGGTAGCAAAAAGATAGTTACACAAACAAAAGAGATTATAAAAAACGATACCATTATAATAACTAAAGACAGGGTTATTACAAAGGCTATCGTAGATAGTATTATAATTAAAGAGCCTTGTGATAGTTTAGGCATTTTAAAGCCTTTTAAGCAACGATTAAAGACCGACAGAGGTACAATTACCATTGAGAACAGAAACAACTCCATAGAGGCTATAATTAACTTAGATAGCATTGTACAGAGTGTTGAGAAACAGTACAAATCAAATGTTACAAAAACAGTTAGCGACAACAAAACTGAAATAATTAAATACAGAATACCCTCTTGGATAATTGTATCTTTAGTAGTGTCAATACTTTTGAATGTAATTCTTGTAAGAGTTAAGATTTAATTTGTACATTTACATATAAATTTAATAAAATGCACATTAGAAAAATATCAATAGGCTCAGACTATAAGTCAGGCGCAATGCACTATATTGTTGACCAGCCGGTATTAGATGGAACTTATAAGATTCATCTAATAAAAAAAGAAGACAACTCAACAAAAATATTTATTGAAAGAGAAGATGAAGTACTGATATGGAAAGAGTTTAGCGAACACATGCCTATATCATTTGAATATAATATAAACTTCTAAATGAGGTCTCCTGATTATTTTATTGTAAAACCAAAAACAGGAAAAAGGTACAACAACACTAAGTCAATAGCTGGACTTGATTTAATTGTTAGCACTTCAGAAGAAGACCATAAGTTTTCAAATAGAGAAGCAGAGGTTGTAAGCACCCCTATTAATTACAATGGGCCTGTGCAACCTGGAGATACTCTGATTGTACATCACAATGCTTTTAAATACTACAACGACATAAAGGGCAATCAAAGAAGTGGAAAGAGTTTTTTTAAAGATGATTTATTTTTTATTGAGCTAGACCAATTTTTTATGTACAAGCACGATGACACTTGGATAGCCCATGATAGATACTGCTTTGTAGAGCCTATTCCACCAACCGAATCACATATATTTAAGCCAATGAAGGAAGAGCCTTTAATAGGTATTATGCGATACCCTAATCAAACACTATTAGACCATAATGTTGAGGTCAACGATATGGTTACATTTAGACCTGATAGTGAGTATGAGTTTGAGATAGATGGCAAGAAGATGTACAGAATGTTTGACCACCAAATTACAATGGTTCTATGAAAGAATGGGAATGGATAGAGGATGACATAGAATCAATCAATCACAATGTAAAGTTAAAAAAATCTAAAAGATTTAAAGATGACGTCAGAAGAGCTAAAAAATCGAATCATAGAAGCAGGGTACAAAGCGGTAGAGGAACTGATTAAAGTGGCTAGTGAGAAAATTATCACTGGTAAAAAAGATGACGACCTAGCTGCTGATAAACTAAAGAACGCTGCGGCCACAAAAAGATTAGCTATTGAGGATGCGTTCTCAATTCTAAGTAGAATAGAAGTAGAGAAAGAGAACATTATATTCTTATCTACCGAAACAGGTAAAACACAAACAAAACAAGGCTTTGCGGAAAGAAGGTCAAAATAGTTTAATACGCACTCTTGTAGACCATATACCCAAAGGAGTTGTTACTAGAAGTAACTCAAAGTCTTATTGGAAGTATGGCTATGATGATAAATATGACGTTATTATTATATCTAAAACAGGCAAAATTGGCGATGTCATTGAGGTGTCTGGCCTTAAAATAGCACTGCCATTAGCCCCCAATAAAATACACAAACGAGATAGTAAAAAGTCAGAGCAATACTGGGGGAGAGAAGAACTACCTACTGAGCTGTCACGAATGCAGTCAATATTTCAATGGAACGATATGCCTGCTGTTTTTAAAAACAAATGGGTTGACTACATTGAGAGTGAGTTTGATAGAAGAGAGGAAGGATTTTGGTTTTTAAACAACGGAGAGCCTACTTATATTACTGGCTCTCACTATATGTACTTGCAGTGGTCTAGTATTGACGTAGGTTATCCTGACTTTAGAGAAGCTAATAGAGTTTTTTGGTTGTTTTGGGAAGCCTGTAAAGCTGACAATAGAAGCTTTGGAATGGTCTATTTAAAAATAAGACGTTCTGGATTCTCATTTATGGGCTCTACTGAAGGAGTGAATATAGGTACTCTTGCAAAGGATTCACGACTTGGAATATTGTCCAAGACAGGGGCCGATGCCAAGAAAATGTTTACTGACAAGGTAGTTCCAATAGCAAACAAGCTGCCTTTTTTCTTCAAGCCAATACAAGACGGTATGGACAAGCCAAAGACTGAGCTTGCTTTTAGAATACCAGCATCAAAGATTACTAAGAAGAATATGCACGTGGTAGCCAATGATGAGATGACTGGCCTTAACACTACTATTGACTGGAAAAACACTGACGAAAACTCTTATGATGGTGAAAAGCTACAGTTTCTAGTACATGACGAATCGGGCAAATGGATAAAGCCAAACAATATACTTAATAACTGGCGTGTAACAAAGACTTGTCTTAGACTTGGTAGTAAAATAATAGGTAAGTGTATGATGGGTTCAACCTCAAATGCACTAAACAAAGGGGGTGACAACTTTAAAAAACTATACGAAGACTCAGAGGCTATAAAAAGAAATCAAAACGGACAAACTAAGTCAGGTATGTATTCTCTTTTTATTCCAATGGAGTGGAATATGGAGGGGTTTATTGACGTATATGGTATGCCTGTTTTTAGAAAACCTTCTGAGAAAGTATTAGGAGTTGATAAAGAATACATAAAGAACGGAGCTATTGACTACTGGGAGGCAGAGGTTGAGTCATTAAAAAATGACCCAGATGCACTTAATGAATTTTACAGACAGTTTCCAAGAACTGAGTCACACGCTTTTAGAGATGAGAGCAAATCATCTTTGTTTAACTTAACAAAAATATATCATCAGATTGACTATAACGATTCGCTTATTATGGCTCAACACACTACAAGAGGTAGTTTCTATTGGGAAAATGGAATAAGAGATAGTAAAGTTATATTTAGTCCTGACAAGCGCGGTAGGTTTTTAGTCTCTTGGACGCCTGACAAAAACTTACAAAATAGAGTTATAATTAAAAATGGTATTCGTTATCCTGGTAACGAACACGTAGGGTCATTTGGCTGCGATAGTTATGACATATCAGGTACTGTTGGTGGGGGAGGTTCTAATGGAGCTTTACATGGAATGACTAAATTCAATATGGACAATGCTCCAAGCAATCAGTTTTTCTTACAATATGTAGCAAGACCTCAGACTGCTGAGATTTTCTTTGAAGAAGTTCTGATGGCTATTGTTTTTTATGGTATGCCTATACTTGTTGAAAATAACAAGCCAAGGCTACTATACCATATAAAGAACAGAGGATATAGGGGCTACTCTATGAACAGACCAGATAAACATTTTAATAAACTATCAAAGACAGAGCGTGAGCTAGGTGGTATACCCAATACCTCTGAGGATGTAAAGCAATCACACGCCTCGGCTATTGAGTCGTATATCGAGAAGCATATAGGTTTTGATATAGATGGAACACATAGGCCACAGGATGAGATAGGAGATATGTTTTTTAATAGAACACTTGAGGATTGGGCCAAGTTTGATATTACAAACAGAACAAAGTTTGATGCCTCTATTAGTTCGGGTTTAGCAATCATGGCAAATCAAAA